CAATCACGTTTGTGCAGTTGATCAGGTTATCGAACACAAGATCGTTCACGACCAGGGCGTTCGGCTTTACGCCACTCGCCAAGCGGATCGACTGAACCTTGGCACGAATATCTGCCACGGGGTCAGCACTGGCAATCGTTGACCACTCGGTGCCAACAGCGCTTGTCTTTCCAGAGAACGTAGTGGCGTTGAAAATGTGATCGGCAACTGCTCGCTCGTAATCCATGAGCAGTGCGTTCTCGATCACTTCGCCCTCGAACACTTCAGCGTCGATGATGTCATCGTATCGCTTGATCGTTCTGTCATCGAGAGTCGCTTCAAGACCGTATTCCGCAGTCTCATAGTTGTCATCGTCCCATTCGCGTGTCGAGCGGCTATAGGCACCGTCTGGCGAACGTCGCGTGCCGAGATTCTGCAGCAACTGGTCGATGGAGACTCGTGGGAACTTGCCGGAGGGACCGCCTCGCTGGATCACAGGCATGACCTGATGACCAATAAAGCCTTGCCGGTTCATGGCGAGGTCGAACTCTTCGAACCTCATTCCGAGATCTTCTCGGATCTCGAACACGGTAGATGTCGGTTGAGTAGCCATTTGACTTACTCCTTTTCAAAATGGGAAACTGAAAACCGTGACAAGATGCCGAAACAAAAAGCCAAAAGGGTTGTGAATAACTAACGCTAAACAATCGTTCCTTCGAAATACTGACCAGTGGCAGTGGTCGCCGTCAACGCGATGCCGAAGTCTTCGGTTCCACCTGATCCGGTGACAACTAAGCCAGCCGCAGCAGAGGTAAATGCGTCACCAGCAGCAATTGCGCCGCCAGCAACGAACGTCCGTGTACCGGGGGCACGCTTGTCGATGACCGTAATCGGATCATCTGCAGCGAGAGCAGCGGTCGCTGCGTTGCCGATAGAGAGTTCATCTCCAGCGATGGTAACTTCGAGCGGGTCGGTGCCGTACTTCACGCGAAGATGTTTCGCGATTGCGACTTCTGCGGTTCTGGAAAGCAGAGCGCTTGGGTTCATTCCAGCCATGTTATTCTCCTTTGTAAATGCGTAATTGTTGTTGTCGTTGTTGTCGTCGTTGCAAGCCAGCTACTCAGCTGACTACTCGTCTTCTTTGGCAGGCGCTCCGAAAAAGGCACGCGCTTCAGGGTGCTGCTTCTTAATCGCCAAGCAAGCTTCGGACCAGCGGCAGTTGTGCGCCTTCTGGTAGGACTTCGCCAAAGCGGCGTAGCTAACCGGATCACCCTCGCCAACGCCAGAGACGGTTTCAGCGGTCAGCTTGTGACCCTTCTTGCCGGTGGTGGCAGTCGCTTTTTCCTTGGCCTCCTTGTCAGACCTTGCCTTTTCTTTCGCGTCTTCGTCCTCGCGAAGCCTTGCAGCTTCCTCTCGCTCGGTGACGAGCTTTGTATTCTCTTCCTTGAGCACACGATTGTGCGCCGAGAGTGCCTCAGCCAACGTAGCACCTGCTTCAAGCTGTGCTTCGCGGAACTCGGCAGTGCTCTCAGGCATCACTTTCTTTAGCTCGCTGAGAGTTGTGGCATTCGGCATTTCGGTAGTTTGCGACATTGTTTTGCTCCTGATAGTACCGGGGTTGGTTGTTAATGCGGCAGCTAGACCTGCCGCCTTGAGGACTTCGGCCTTTTTCGAAACGCCGTCAATCAGTCCGAGGGAAACAGCTTCGTCTACTCGGAACACTTTTCCATCGGACACTGCTTTCAGTTGAGCGTTGGTAAGTTTTCGGCCACTTTGCACGGTCGCGGAGAATGACTCCTGCACCTTGTCTACTCGTTGTTGCAAGTACTCGCGATGTTGCGCAGTCAACTCTGTGCCGAATGCGCCCATCGATTTGAACTCGCCCGTGTCGATTGCTACTGCTTCGATGCCAGCCTCCGCGAATGCCTTGCTCATATCGAAGGTAAAGATACGAGTACCAATAGAGCCGACATCTGCGTCCACCCCTGCGTAGATTCCAGACGACGCTGTGGCGGCTAGCCAGTAGGCAGCGCTGCACATGCACGAGTTGGTAAACGCGAATACCGGCTTGGCGGCAGCGAGCTTAGTGGATGCTTCGATTAACTCTGACATCCCAGCAGCTGCGCCGCCCGGCGAATCAATGTTGTAGACGACAGCAGACACGCTCTCGTCAGCGGCGAGCCTGCCAAACAGCTCGCCAAGCAGTCCCGTATCGATGTCGTCTGGATGCTCGGCGCTCGGCATGAACACCCCCGCGATATCAACTACGGCGACACCTTCATTCAAGCTCCCTACCTGGGGTGCGGATAAGCCATCGAATGCCTGCAGCAATACAGTTCTCTTGAGGGCATGTTTCTGGCACTCTTCAAGTCCCATGATCCAAGGAGAATTAGCCAGGGCGCTTAAATTCGATAGTATTTCGCTGAGTTTGTTACTGCTCATTTTTATTCTCTGGTTCCTGCGTTTCAGCGGCAGAGGATTGAACACTTACGTTGGTGCGTTCGGCAGTCGGCATCGGCGCTAGGATCATGGCAAGCGTGTGCAGGTCAGTGTCTAAGTTGTATTTCTCTTTCAGAACCTGACTCTGCTGTAGCGAATAATCTAAAGCCTTAAACCTGTCGTCCACTGTTTCTGTGAAGATATCATCCCAATCGCAGGACCGCTCTTGGCATCTGCGCCTGGGACTGGTCAGCATGTTGGCATCGCGGATCAAATCAGCCGTAGCATCTTTAGTTGGCTCGATGTAAGGCCAGTCCGGTGGTATCCAACGGTGCTTGAAGATGTTTATCTTCGGCTTGCTCGCGCTCGGTGAGCGGTTGACTATCTGATCGATTCGTTTCGCGATAGAGCGGTCCTCTTCGCCAAGCTTGAACAGCTTGAATCTCATATACGGTCGGTGGAACTTTTCCCTGAACCGCTTCTGATTAGTGCGAAAGCCCTGCCTAGCTTGGTCAACTGCACCACGATAACCGCTGAAATTAGTCTCGGAAGCGTCCATTAGCGACAGAACAAGCGGCATACCGAGGTTCACTCCGATAAACGTCAGCAATAGCTTCGTATGCTCGAAAAACTCCGAGTTGGGAATATTTGACGCCCAAGGCTGGATCTCTTCGCCGGGAAGTCCTTCGATGGAGCTACCCGCTGCAACTTCGCGGTACTGCCGGTTATTGGTGGCATATTCGCTGTCCCTGTCGCTGGATATATCTTTTCCGAGATTTGTCTCAGCTGCGAGGTACGCAGGGTCAAAGTTCGTCGCCCTCTTTCGAACGAACACGAACATCGACGCTGCCCGCGACTGAACCATCTTCAGGAACTGCACGTCGTCGTTGTAGCCAGCCACATCGAACAGCGGTGCGTAAGCAGTGATGCCTCGCGTCTGGCGAGTTCTCTTTTTAAAAGCAACGTGAAAGATGCTTTTCTCTCCGTCGTCGTCCCACGCTTGTATCGGCCTGAGATCCTGTTTGCGAATCTGCCGCGAGTTTGGATTGACATCGTCCTTGAGCACCCAAATGGCGGCAAGCCTGCGAGTACCGGGCACGTACTCGAACCCATGGACGATTGCTTCTTTGGTTGGTCGAGAGGGAGATCTGATTTGCTGTCCTTCGATCAAGTCTACCGTGCCATCTTCGAGAGGCACGCCAACTATGTCACCGGACACCAGCGAAGCCCTGAGAGCGATCTCTTCTTGGTCGCGAAATGCCAAGTCAGCACCAGGGTCGCACTGTCTGGGGTCAATGGAGACTTCTGCCCACCACTCTTTAAGTTGTTGGTCTAGCTTCGCATCTCCGGTCTGCGGGTCATAGGCGAACCCACCTTGCAGCTGGTTTTCTACGGCGCGGTCGGTAATACTTCCCAGGATCATGTTGTTTCTATACATATCCCAGGCTAGTTCACTCATCCACAACCAATCGCCTTGATTGCGGTAGTGGTAGTCAGCCGGTGCCCCCTGGCTAGGCACACCCTTGCGGCGACGAGACTGGGCGTTGCGCCGATTCGCCATCAGGTAATCGTTACGCTCTTGCAGGACGCTATCCATCCCGTTAGAAGACTTGGCTCTCGCTCTTGCCATTATCGCAACTCGCCGGTCGGAATGTATGTCGGAGTGCGGCGACCGCAGAAAGAAAGCACGCCACGAGCCTTCAAGGCTCGCTCGCGCATGGAGTTCAGTTCGTGACGAGTGACCCGCTGCCCCTGCTCTTCAATTTCAATAGGGATCAAATCCATGGCGGCAATAGACGCGAGCACGGAATCGCACTCGTCTATGGTGCCCATGCGGATATTACGCAGGTAGATCTCTTTGACCTCCTGATAGGACAACGCCTCAAAGCTAATATCGGAAGTAGCCATTACACTAGATTAGGGTGTAATGGCTACTTCCTGACGGTTTTATCCACCAGACGCCGGAGACTGCGAAGATTGTAAAGACTAGCCTTCTTCCTTAGTCGCTATACTTAGCCTCCTGGAGTGCCAGCCCAGAAGCGCATCTATAGCTTTCAACTCTTCCTCCTCGCTAGTATCCCTGTGCAAGCAGCACGCCAGCTCGTGACCTTTCATCATTAGTGCCTGGGACACCGGCACGGCAAGATAATCTAAGCTGATTCCCGTCAACGCAGCTTTTTTTTCCATCCACTCAAAGAAAGCCCGCTTAATTGCCTCGGACGCTTCCTCCCTAGCGTTTTCCATTATCACTAATTTTTCTATATCGCTAAGAGGTCCAAGGTTCGGCTGCGTAGCTTCCAATCCTTCTTCTCGATTAAACATTATGATACCTCCAAGCTCGTATAGGCTGCGTCAAAGATGTCAGGCTTGCACACAGACAGCCCATCGACGCCCTGTATGATGTAGTCACCAAAGTCGATACCCATGAGACTTTCCTGTGTTCCGCAAATCAACGAAGTACCCGTTGGATCGTAAGGGTCAACCCAGACAGCACCTACGCTGCCAGCATCCATCTGCCAAGCCTCATTTAACCATGGCGGCCAATCACTATTGTCCCAACGGCGTTCCAAGGTCATCTGAAACGCCTCGACCGCAACCGGATTTTTCACATACTTATAATTCACAATGCGCCCCTGGTTTGCCGATAATATGTATCATAATTGTGCTCCGCACCTAACATTCTACACAGAACTATTCTTTTCGTATAACGCAATTTGTCACTACAACGCTGCATGAATCTGATCCTTCAGTTCTTCTTCCATTGTTATCTCCTACCCGAAAAATAAGTAGTAAAGGAGCCAAGGTCGTCTACTCCCTTAACTTGTCTAAAGCAAATTCCAGATTCTTAGACACCCTATCTTGCTCACTAGCAGGCAACGCTTTATTAGCCAGAAGCGAAGAACATAAATCCTTACTTTCTGAATAATGGCCCACATAATAAGAACAAATCGATAGCTCGTCCTGTAACATCCACGTGTCTATCGCAGTGTTGACAAACAAACTATCTTCGGTGGGTGCTGGTTTATTAATTAATGTCTTAGCCCACGCATACCCAGAGTGAAACTTGTTTCTTTCTCGACACGCTTTGATTATTGCAAATGGAGCTTCAAATCGTTGGGGCCTGTATTCATAAGCTTCAATTAATAACCCAAACGGTACTTCACCTTTAATTGCCCCGTGACATTCAGCTTTTTTATAGAGAGATATATACACCTCTTCTTCCCAACCACCCGCTTTAACTCGCTTACTGAACCACTCCATCGCCCGCCGGTAATCGCCAACCGTATGATAAGCCTGCGCTAAATAAAACATGTATCTTTCATTGTCTGGTTTTTCCTGGAGAGCTTCCAAC